CGCAACACGGGCAAGAGCGTTGCGAAGTGGCAGGGCGAACGCAACAAAGAGGTAGAGGCGCTAAAAGCCAAGGCCCGCGCAGAACATCGCGCCAGTGCGGAATACATCGCGTATGAAGTGAAGCTGGCCGAAGGCCACCGGCTGAAGCTAGCGGGCCAGCCCAACCAAGCATTTTACCTTTTCGTCAAGGAAGCTTCTGAGGCTTCAGCTGCAAAAGAAGCAGAGATAAACGCCAAATACGGGCTGAAATAACTTACAGTTTCCAAAGCTCGCGGGGCAAGTGTTGCCCCGCGCTATAATCTGGCAATACTGGCTCGCTGAAGCATCGGCAGTTATAAATGCAACCTGCGTGCGCCTTTTCCCCGCGCTCTCCAGCAACGGGAGGATCGTCCCATCTTATGTACTTTCCGTTAAGCTTCTTGTGCAGCGGCCTAACGTCTGTATCTCCGGACGACCGCCAAATATACCCCTCACTGCCGACGAACTGCGCGCGCGCCTGTACAAGATTACTCGCCGCCCGCGCCGTTTCTGTACGTGCAATCAGCATCGCACGTGACGCGGTAATATCCCCCAGCGCGCCAATACGGCTGGCGAGCGTGCCGGCACGCTCCGCCGTCGAAATGCGGGCTTCCGCCATCATTTCGTGCACCTGCTGCGCAGCCTTGAGGGGGAGAGAAGTGATAAGCGCGACTTGGGACGCTTGGAGCTGGCGGAACAGATCGCCAAGCGGCATGTGCTCAATCTCTTCCCGCAGGTTCCGGCTCATGGACCGGGCCAGGGTGTTCCACATGGCCTGATCGCGCCGCGACACGTCCGCCAGCATGCGCGCCGCCGACGCGCGCGCCCATGGCCGGATAGTTTCGGCGTACAGTTCAAGCGCCCGGATCAGCGTGTTTTCCGATTCGCCTTCAGCCAGCATGCCTACCAGCCGGCCAATCTCGCGCGCCACGCCGCGCAGGTCGCGGCCATATTGGATTTCAGCCCGCCGCACCTGCGCCCAAGTGCGGCGCTCGCGCCGGGTTTCGGGGTCCGCGTCGTGCGCGTGCTCACGCATCGCTCAGCCCGCGCCAATACGATACGGCGGCGAGCACCAGCGCAAAGACCCAATCGGCGCAGTGCGCGAAGCTGTCGTGGTCCGCCAGCGTGTCTTTCCAGTGGATAGCGTCGTCCGCAGTGAAGCCGCCGGCGGCTGCCGTGAATATTCCGGCCCCGGCGGCGAAGAGCACCGCGATGGCCGCGCTGATGAAGCCCTTATTCATCGCTCGCCTGCCATACGCCGTGACAGCGTTCATGTGTTGTACAAACTAATTCGTCCAGTGCAGCAAGCGCGGCGTGGCGGTCGTCCTCTGTGCCGAACTTCGCAGGCGCCAGCGTTACGCCAGTCGGGCAATGCTGCAGCAGTTCGGGAAGGCTGTCAGATTCGCCCCATGCAATATGCACTTCATCCCAGCTGATCAGCACAGGGGCGCGCTCCGGCTGCGGCCCGGTTTCCACCGGCCGGAAATGCGGGTCCACCGTCACAGTGAACGGCGGCGCTTCCGCTTCGGGCTGTCCTTCGACGCTTCTGCTTTCGTCACCCATTTCAAGACCCTTTCGGCTTTGGCTTTCAGACCCGCAGCGCGGGCCGGGATGGATTCAACGGCGTGCCGCAGTTCGCGCGCCGCGTTCTCTTCATGCACGTGAATGTGTATTGTACGGCTCACATCCGCCCCCCGAAAAGCGCCAGCGGCCGGATGGCGGCGGGCAGCGCATCACGCGCGTGAATGTTACGACTCTTAACAATAGGCGCCGCAACGTTAAAATTTCGCAGAAACTTTAACAGGTTGTGCACCGGAATTCCCTCAATCCCGCCGCGCACAGCCCGGCCGTAGGCGTGGCCGTAATCGGCCTTGGCCTGCGCCAAGTCAGCGTAGCCGAGCATCACCTTATGCTCTTCGAACTGGCCATGGTCATCGTAGTGGTTGAAAATCCAGCACTTGCGGCTATCCAGATTCGGTCCAATGAAACAATCGAGCTGTTCGCCTTCGCCCTCTGCAGAGCGCGTTCCGCGGATGTAGCCATATGCGGCCGGCCAGTGCGGGCCGCCGGGCCAGCGCCGCGCGCCCTTCTGGCATTCGACCACCACCGGCACGCCGCCAATCTCGCTCAGAGCCAAAGAATCGCGCGCCTTCGGCTTCTCCCCGCCGTCTTCCGGTTCCTCCTGGCCTTCCGGCGGCACCATCAGCTGTTGCTGCGCGGCCTGATCCTCAAGCCCCTGCTGGCGCGCCTGCTGCATAGCTTCCTCGCTCGCCGGCGGCGGTTCATTCATCGCGTCTTCAATATCCTCATCCGTGATGTTCGACCACCGGCCGGTTTTTGAACCTTGTTCACGAAGCTCTTTCAGCGCGGTGCCCCGCCGGATAATGCCGCTGTCGAATGCCTTCAGCGTCGTGTCGGTATCAGCTGCTGCAATCGTCGATTGCTCGCCGTCCGGGGTCTGCCACAACGAATTGAACGTGAACCGCCAGTTAGCCGGCAGCGTTTTGCCGATGTTGCCCGCGATGACGGGTATCAGCCGGGATAGAAACGGGCGCAGGTCCCGCTCACACAGCCGCAGGATGTTGTCATAATAAGTACGCAGGTCGCTTTCGCCGGTAGAATTCATGCCGGTTGGGGATTGCCCGAACAGCCGTACCAGCGGGATTTGCCAGCAGCCGGAAATCTGCTGCCCCAGCTGCACCAGCGTGTCTGTAACGCCGGTGTTCACGGTTTGTGCGTGCGGGATAAAATTGTCCTTCGCGTCGATCAGCGTGATGCCCTCATTACTCTGCAAGCGGCGCATCATGTCCACCTGCGCCATGAGCGCGTCACGCGGCTTGCCGCCAGCGGCGATAATCTGGCGAAGTCCTTCGATCTGGTAAACGCGCGTCCACAGCTTGCTGACAAGCTGGCTCGCGCCGGTGGTCGCGCTATCAAACGAGGTCAGCCGGTCGAAAATGGGCTCAAAGATGGACATACCCCACAGATTATTCATCTGGGCTTGCCAATAGGGCAATTCGACGCCAACCGAGCGGAACACGCGGGTGTGATGGATATCGCCTTCCGGAACGCCCTTCAGCCCCTGGTGCACGGTGTAGTACTCGGGCAGCCCCATATCTGGCCCCCAATCCTCCACCACTTGCGACGGGTCAACTTCGACCATCCAGCGGTCCAGGGGTACAATGCCTTTGAACTGTCCCGGTGCAACGGTATCAGGGTTTAGCGGAGTGCTCAAATCCTGGCCGTCGATCAGCATCACGCCAACCGCGCCACCGTACAGCCGGCCGGGCTTGATCGTGCGGCCGATCGCTCCCCATACCTGCGTGTCCGTGATGCACTGGTTGAACAGTTCGGTATCTTCCGGCTTCCAATCGCACTTTAGCTCGATACCGCCGCGGGTCATGTCTTCCGCGATCAGGTCCACGCCGATCTGCGCCAGCCAGCTGCCGCGGTACATCCATTCCAGCAGCGTGCGATTGAGCGTAATCGGGTTGTAGCCATAAGTGTCGCCGCTGCCCGCGTTGTCCGTGCCCTTGCCGAGCGACAGCGCGAAATTCTGAAAGCTGTCCAGCGTCGGGAAGCCTGAGGGGGCAGAGATTGGGGCGGCGGACGGCGGCGCGGAACGGGCTTGGCGGGACTGCTGTTTGCGCGTTACCCTGGACATGGTGGACCCTTACGATACGCTACACATCTTCGGGTATCTCCAGCCAGTGCCGGGAGCCCGCTTCGGCCCGGCTGCTGTGCTCCACCGGCCCCCAATCGAGCGGTTGCGTCACGTGCGGCATGTAGACCTTAAGGTGAACATACCCCGTTGGCTCGATCTGCACAACCATGGCGGCATACGGCCCGGCACCGATATAGTGCGGGGGCTGCGGCTTGGCCGTAGGGTCGAAAGCATGTACAATTTTACCCACATACGCCGCCACAATTGCACCCCTACACCCTTCGCGTAATGGAGATTATGTAAAATTCTACCCCCGGCAGGGGTTAGCCTGCCGGGTTAAGTTTTCGCCATCTGCGGCCGTGGCTGGCCATGTCACAGCCCTTTGGACGCAACCGCAGACGCGTCACGATGCCCGAAGGCAAAGCTCATTTGGCCCCGTGCCGGGGGAGCCAGGAATTGCACCAAGCATAGGGCGTGGTGGTGCAATTGTACCTGCAGTCTTGCTCCGCCACACGCACGGGCGCGTTAAACTGGCAAATTCCCGTGTCCGGAACGCTTGCGCGCACCTTCGGAGACTTGAACCAGCACCGGCAATTTGCACATGCCTGCCCCGGAACACCCGGCGCCAAGTTTTCACCTTCAAGCACTTTATGTCCTTCCACACATCAAGCGAGCTGCGCCCATAATTCCAGCAGCTGCGGGCCTGCAAACGTGAGCATGAGCGCGTCAGCGTGATCCGGGGAAGCGATGCCGCGGGCGCGCAGCGCATCCTTGCTCTCGATCGCGATCTTGCCCTTTTCGTTGCGGGTCCACTTTACAAGGCTAATCTGCATCGTCAAGAGCGTAGCTTCTGGCCCGGCGTGGTCGTCCGGAACGCTGATCAGCCCGGAAAGCTCGTGCTCAATCCCGTCTTCCTCGCCTTCGAGAAACCGCACATGCTGATACGTGTGCTTGAAGCGCTCGCGCGCCAGCCACCACGCCTCCGCTTTCAGGTTGGCGAATTTCTCGTGTGAGCTTTCGCCGTCCGGCCACACCAGATCAGTCGGGGGCAGCCCCACGTTGATGCCTTCAGTCGTCAGGTTTTCGACGCCGCAGCGCGAGAGCACCGAGACGATGCCCTGGCCCACACCCACAGAGTCATAGCGCAAATGATGCACCCGGCATTCTGTACCGTCCGCGCGCCACGTCTTAGCGTTGCGGCTTTCATCGAGCAACTGGTGCGCCGTATTTATAGTGTCAGGTTCGCGCCATGAAACCGGCACGCCGACAACTGGCCCCCAGCGCGGCACCCACACAGATTTCGCCTTGCCTGCGCCCACGTCGCCGCCGGCCACGCCGGAGACTGCGGGCTCTATCGGCGCCAGCTTGGCGATGCGCTTCGCAGCGTTCACCCACTTGGCCGGAATACAAATACCTTCGACGGACGCGGAATAGTCTCGCTCGTACTCACTGGCCCATTGGAAATCTTCCAATTCCAGTTTTTTGCGCGCGATGCGCTCCGGGGTCATGAGGGGGTTGTCGCGGTAATCGAAAATGAACACTTGTTCGGGGGGCAGCCGGTGCCGTTTGCGCGCGAATAAATCGCCGGGGCTGTTGACGGTGGAACCCCAAATGCGCACGTCGGTGTTGGCCGCGGTCGAGGCATTCACCCGGTCTGCGCGCTCAATAAACGCGGCCTCATCTATGAAATAGAGCGCGCTCCGGCCGCCGCGCCCCATCTGATCGCCGGCTTCACCGCGGATGATGTTACCGTTCTCCGGGTTGATCAGCCTCATGTAATTGAAGCACTTGCCCGCGCTGAACCCTCGCGGCCACATCCAGCCCGGAAGCTGGAAAAACATCATGCGGATTTTCTCCAGCAGCGAATCAGGATCGCCGCTCTTGTCCACATATTCTTCCTTGCGGCTGCCGAAAGTGGTTTTGAAGCCCGGCACAAAAAGCCATTTGTGCAAAGCATATCCGCCGGACAGCCAGGAGAAGCCCACATCCCGGCTTTTCTCCACAAGCCCTTCATCCCGCCGGGCAAGCCGCTCATCCATCCACGCCAGCCAATCGAGTTGGCGCGGGTAAGGGTCGAACGGCATGAAAGCAAGGCCGCCATCCACAGCCACGCGCGGGTCAAAAGTCCAGCACCAATTGGACATGAAATGCGCCACGCTGCGCCGGCACTGTTCCCGCTCGATAGGCCGCAGGTCCGGTTCAGCGTTTAGCTGCTGCAGCCTTTTCAAGCGCCTCGCTATAGAGTGCTGCAAGCTCTGCATCGGTCATACGCTCCAATTCGGCCACTTCGCGCGGCGTGGATTCAATGGGCGGGGTCACAGCGGCCGGGGGCGGCAGCTGGCCTGCGCTCTTATATCTGCGCACGGTCAGCATGAACTGCAGCAGCTTATCAGAATAGCGGGTCACCTCGCCGCAGACCTCCCCCTTATAGAAGACAGGCTCCTGCACTCCGTCCACAGCGCGCCGCCGGGCCTCGCCCTCCATTATATCTGTCCCGTGCTCCAGGGCATCCAGGCACTGCGCATTGAACGCGGGGTCAGATTCGCGCCAGTACTGTAACTGTGCACGGGTACACCCCAAATCGTCGGCTATCTCTCCAAGGGTCCAGCCCTTGCGCATTCTCCGGAGGATATGTTCGTGCAGGAGGCGGAGCCGCTTAGGCCGCCCTACCCCATACACCTTCTTACGGCCTGAACCGCGCACTAAACTACTCCAGGTTGTATTTCATGAACATTGTTCACTGAACATACCGGGTACAGCTCGCAAGGGCAAGCAGTGCAAACGACAATAGGTAGGGGCAAACTACCTATCCGGAGAAAGGTGCGGTCCATAGCCGGACCTCCACAGGCCGCGCGGTCCAAAGCCTTTGGCTAAACCTAAATAATTGATATTAAAACATAAATTACGGAAGGTCCGCACGGTCCAGTGACACCCCCTTACCCGGCGGAGAGCTCTATAAAGAATCTTACTATAGACCCGCTCAAGCCGCTTACTATTGCGCGCCCCACGCCAGATGCAATTTGGGCGAGCTAACTCGCGACATGAGGGGGGTTTCCAGTGGTCCTTTGGACCCTATATACTTTTCTTCATAATTCAATTAAGAGATACAAGGGCTTGCAGGGCTTTCGGCCGCGCTTTTGGAGGTCCAAAGCGCTGTCCAATAGGAGGTCCACCCCCTCAGATGCCAGCCCATTGGCCCGCACCTAATAGGTAACCGCATGAAAAAGCTTAAATATCCCCTAGCGCCCCGCTGCCCTCTGCCGGAGCTTTCTCGCATCTTAAAGGTCTGCGGGGGCGGATTAGCCTCCGGGCTACCTCCCGAATCGCAGCGCGTTCCGTTCGCTCCGGACTTACAAGACGCGGAACGCCAGCTATCTGACTGCATCTATTTTCTGTCGGGAATTCCGGTGCTGCTCAAACCCCCTTATTCCCCTTGGTCGAGTTATGGGCTCAAGCACGAGATAGAGCGCTGGCTGCGCGCGAAAGGGCGCGCAGAGCCTAATTACATAGGTAATTGGGTGTGCATCATCGCGCTGATGCTGTTTCGCGTGCCCCTATAAACGGAGACCGGCAATCCCAACGCGTTTCCTGCGCTTTCCCTGTATGCCTTGCGCTACAGGGGGAATGTGCTACCGCTACCGCCCGCGGCTAAATCTCCGGCGCCCCCGGCGGCATCTCAGTAACCACCGCAGAGCCAGCCGCACATAACGCCTCCAGCCGCTCAATCTCCCGCGTGCAGTGCGCAGCCTTCGCGGTCAGCGCTGCACGCTCCGGGCTACCTACGGCGCTTTCTACAGCCTCAGCCGTAAGCTTGGATTTCTGTCTGCGTAGCCGGGTAAGCTCCTTTTCCCGCTCCGCGGCTTCCCGGCTGGCCTCCACCCCCTCAAGGTCTTCCCCGGTGTAAATTGCGTAGCCGCGCGCCCCCTTGCGGTTACGCTTTCCGGGCAGCCGGCATTTTTCGTGCCCCAGGCGGAACATGATTTCGGCCAGTTTCGCGCCTGCCGCCGGCGATTGCCGCTCTATCGGAATGCTCAGCCAGTTGCCCAGCACCACCGATGACGCAACCATGATGCGGGCGGGGGCAGGCTTGCCCTTCTTGGCGGCTTCAGCTAGCTGCTCTTCAACATGCCGCTCGATGCTAGCCGCCACGATATCTTCCCAGGGGCTTTCCGCCGCGCGTTCTTCCGATTCCTCTTTCAATTGCTGGTACACATGCCCCGGCAGATCGTGTGGAGTTCCCGACGCCTCTAGCGTCAGAATTTCGGCCCAAATTTGCCACTTATCCCTTTCCAGTTCGTCCCTCCGGAATCTATTGGGCGAATCCGGAAGCTGACCTTCATACGAATACCCCTGTACCGGTATAGGAATGAACCGGGTATTGCCTGAGGGGTCAATCAGGATAGGCCCGCCAGTCGGGTTGTGCGAGCCGAACAGCGAAAACGTGCGCGGGTAGGTTTCGGCTTCCGGGTCATACTTCAAGGATGCGCAATCCGCCGTCCGCGTGATGGCGTCCTTGATCCGCTCGTAATCCTTCCCCTTAATCCGCGACAGTTCACCCTGATCTGCGAAAATTTTCCCCCGTGACTGTTCAATAATGTCCCGGTTTGCCGCAAGTAAGTCTAAGTCTTCCGTGTACCATTCCGGCTTCAGCGCAAGTATCTTGACGAATTCTGATTTGCCTATGCCCTGCGGACCTTCGAACACAGGAAAGATGCGCGTGCGCGTGCCCGGCTTCAGCACCTTGCGCGCCGCGCCGACAAGCGAAGCCACTGCCGCTGCGCGCACCAATGGGGTATCCCGCGCCCCCAGATAGTCGATAAACAGCGTCTCCAGCCGCTTTACCCCGTCCCATGGGGTTGCCCGCACGGCATCCAGGAACGCGTGCTGCCGGTTTTTGCGCGCAATGACCGTGATACGGTCGTCCAGGTACTGACGGTTGAAACACAGCCCGGCATCGTCCTCCAGCTTACCCCAGATATCGAGCCGCACGCCTTTATTGAGTACGACGGGTTCTTCGCCTTCGATGCAGGCCAGCGCGCGGCGGGTCCATTCGTCGTAAAACAGTTCGACGCCGATCTTTTCCAGCGCCAGCGCGACGGTTTCCGCGTTGTTGATGTTCACCCCGCGCCCGCCTGCTGCGCCCGGCGCTTTGGCCTTGCCTTCGCGGGTGTATTCCTGGATTAGGTCCACGCACGCCTTGATGGATTCTGTCGCGCCCAGCAGCTTGACGAGCGCTGGCTTGCCCCTCAGGCGGGACTTGGGGTTTTTGGCCTTCTCAAAAGTCTGCGGGATTTGCTTGAGGTGGATTTTGTCCGCCCCCAGATAATCGGTGACCGCCGACATGATGCGCATGACGCGGGTTTCGGTCCAGCCGCAGCGCATCAGCATACCGGAAATGGCGCTGCAGATATCGTGCCGCGCGCCTTCCGGATAGAGCCCCCCTTCGATAATTGTCAGCGTGATGCCGAATTCATAGGCCGCCGCCAGCAGCGCGGCACGGTCCACCACCTCCAGCGCCGCGGGCTCGCCGTCGAACAGCACGGCCTCTCCGCTATCCTTGTGGATCGAGCCCGGCAGCACCGTATGAATGCCGTTCTCCGCCACGTCGCCGCGCAGTTCGAACAGCATATTTTTCAGCTCGCCGTGCTGCATCTTACCGGGCAGCTTGAACGCGAGCGTCGGGAACGGTTCGGAGCCGCTGACGCGCCACAGCATATGCGAACGCGGCGTTGACTTGCGGCCGAAAACTACGGCGGCGGGGAAGAACCGCGGTGCAAGTTCCCGCGCCGCGCGGCAATCGTGGTCACCGTCGATCAGGCCGCCGAACTTGGCCCCCAGCAACGCGCCGATGCCGTCCCGCGAGCCCCAATCGGAGAGCGGGGGCACCGTGTACCCGGCGTGGCCTGCCGCCGGCGCCCCCTCAGGCTCATACCAGCCCTTCGAGCCGGGGCGCACGCGGGTCGCCTGCAGGCCCTGAGATTTGAGCCAGTCGTATGTCTGCCGGCGCGCGCCGCTGATATCGGGAACCATGTACGCAACTCAACGTGTACAGGCCGCAGAAAGGCGCCGCGGGAAGTGCGGCCGCATTTGCGGAACTACGGGGCGATGTGAGGGGGGAGGCCAGAAAAGTGCGGTTTACGGACCGCTATCCATGGAACAAAACGTACAGGCGAGACGTTCTTGATGCGCAGAAGATACGGAGAGCATGCGCAGCCTCAAATTGGCGGGGTGCTGGATCGCGGCCCTAGCCTAGTGTGCTGCGCGCCGTTGCGCAAGCCCTTGAATCTGGTTGTATTAACATGCTAGCTGCAACTATCTGGATTAGTTGCGCTCCGGCGCCCGCTGTTGTACACTCCATCCCAACAGGGCAGCGCTGGCTTCGGCATGCAGGCATGTGCGCCCCTGCCACTCACGCGGCGGGCTGAGGGGAAAGAAAGCGCGGGCTCCTTCACCGGCCCGCGCTTTCTTCTTTTCAACCGTCTTCCGGGTCCAGGATCAGCATCAGCTTGAACCGGCTCAAGTCCGCTTCTGCGCTCATTTGAGCGTCACCCTCGCGCCGGTCAGATGCTGCAATTCCTGCTGAAGCTTGTCCACTTCGAGTTCGTGAGCATCTGCCAGCGCCTTTTCGTACTCCTCCAAGGTGAACACGCCTTTGGCGATCAGCAGGCTGGCGAGCGCGCCGCCGGTGACAAGAGCTGAGTCTAAACCTACCCGCAGGTGCTTAGGCTCGGTGAGTTTGCAGGAATAATTCATTAGCACTGCGATGCCCGATTGCATGGCGTGCATGGCCGCGAGATACCGGGCCTTGTGGGGGCTATCCGTCATGGTTCAGCACTCCACCCGGCCCCAAAACTGCGCGAACTCGCGTTCAACGTATGCCCGTTTGTTCTCCAGTTCTTCTAGTTCTGCCCGCTTCTTGTTTATTTCCCGGTTGAAGTAAGCTAC